CGACGACTCCGGAGTAAAGGAGGTTAGAGCCATGATAAACAAGGGCGATAAAAGTATGGAACCCAGCTTTGACTTCACGTAGAGAACCCACCAGGATGGACTGCAGTGTGTTATCCATGAGCATGGTCACTTTGGCGGAGCGGGCTTCCTGGCTCCAGTAATCGATACCGGAGAGGCTGAGCGGATCGATCTCGAGCTCAAGGAGGGAATCCGACTGGTAGATGATGGAGGTGATGCGCTTTATTATGAGTTTCATGATTAGTTGAGAGTTGAGAGTTGAGAGTTGAGAGTTGTGGCCTTGGCGGCTTCGAGTTCCTGGCGGTGCCGGATGCACTTGATATAGCTATTGAAGACATTGTAATCGAACCAATCGGCATAACGCTGAAGGACTATCTTATCCACGGCGAGGATGCGCTGTTTGAAGGCTTCGGGGATGGAATCCCACTCTTCTTCAAATCCCAAGCGGGAGAACATTTCCTGTTCGTCTGTAGAATCATCGTCTTCGAAGTAGTCGATGATGTATTCGTAGCATCTTACGCAGTGTTCACCTACTGCCATTGTAACTCCTTTGCTTATCTTTTGATCGGTAAGCATCATAACCTTACCATGCACCTTGGGATCAAGGTTGTTCATAATGTATTTGATCTCTTTGGGATGAAATGTTTTGAGGCATTTCTTGTCAAGGCTAAAAACGGCAAAATCATGCTTTTGTACGCCACCCAGAACCTTTACCCTGGGATCCCAGACATAGAGGTTGAGCGTGCGATCGCGAGCAGAGATGGCGAGTCCCATCTGTTTGAGTGGATTCCTTAGCAGATTAGAAACTTTAGCCATGTATTCGACCTGAGTAAAGACCCCGAGATCACTTCTGTGCTTTGCCAGGTGTTCAAAGAGCTTATCCCGGGAAGCGAAATCATAGCTCATAACCCGGGAGACGATGGCATCGATATGCTTTTCCTGTAGTTGAATCAGGTTATTGAAGTGATCCATGGCGGCATCGAAGGGATCAGATGGCTCTATATATGGAACAAGCCTGGTACGGCAGTTATAGTGGTAGGGCGGCAGCCAGGGAGTCATATCCGAGGTAGGGGTTTGGGAAAAATGATGGTTGCCTTTCCAGAAAGATTCGGAATGCACGAGGGGATCCTGGGACTGAAGGCTTTGGGACGCGGGTCCCAGCTCGAAGATTCTGCCATTCATCATTCTACAGATATCGGTGGTAGCCTCATCGATGTAGGCGACCACTTTCACCATCTGAACGCCCCGGTTTTGGTATTCAGAGAGCCGCTCTGTGGTGGCGGCGCGGGCGGAGACGGTATTGGTATAGCTGGTGATCTGATCCTCCCGCAAGTCTCCCCGGCGGGGATAGGAAGAGGTAATGGTTTGGTATATTTGCTGATAGAGATGATCTGCGCCGATGGCGAGTTGAGAGCCCTGAGTTGAGAGTTGAGAGTTGAGAGTTGAGCGGGCATCTCCCTGGCGGTTGTAGAGGGTTTCCAGTTCTGCTAAAAGATCTGCCTGGGAAAGCTTTCCGGACACAAAGAGCCGAATGAGCCGGGAGAGCTTATCCGCCCGGCTCGATTTGGCTATCTTGCGTAGGAACAGTAAGTTCTTAACGCTCATGTGTCCGCTCTTCAGTAGAGAATTCGTGACCGCATTTGCGGCACCTGCGGATCCTGATGGTTTTCTCCCCGATATGGATGGTTCGGATAACTATCGTCTTGGAATTGCACAAGTTACAACGCATAAGGCAATCCTTAGAAGAGGATGAGTCTATCGGAATTGCGGACATCGTAGTGCAGCCAATTGACGTCTTTTTCCAAGCCTTTGATTTCCGGGAACTTATCAGGATTGGCAAGGATATATGCCCGCACTTCCTGGACGGTGGCTTTGAGAAAATGAGCATCTCCCGCCATAGCGAAGCGGTGAAAGCTAAAATCCCCTTTGGGGGCTTCGAGATCGATGGGAGAGCGCAGGCCCCGGAAGCGGAACTGCCCGCCCATAGCCCAGTTGTTGATAATCATAGGCCCAAAGAAGCCACGCAGGCGGTCGGAGACAGTCAGGAAGCGGGGATCAAAGAAACGCCAGGCATTTTGCCCAAAGCGCAGAAATACAGCCGGGGATACGAGTTCTTGGATGATGAAGTATTTGCAGACCATTAATAACTCCTTGGGGGCAAGGCCTTGGCCCCTTAAAAGCTTCAAGATGAAGCTTCTACACATAAACGAGGGAGGGCGGGAAGCCCTCCGGCTTTAGTTCGATAAGGACTCCTGCAGAGCTTGTTCGTTTTTGGTGCGAGTGTAGACCTGGCTGGGGATGTTGCCTTTGAACTCCTTCGTAAGTAGCTTATCCAGCGGTGCTATTGGAACCCCACGCTCTTCCATCCAGCTGCGGATCAGCGAGATCTCTTTCATAGATTCGGCTACGATATCGCGCGCGGCAGATTTCGCCTGCTCCAGCTCAGTGCTTAGCGCTGAGAGCCGATTAGAACACATCTGCAGGCTCTGCTCCATGGACTTGATGTATTCTCTATTCTGCTGCAGTTTGTGGCGCAGAGTGCGGTTTGCTTCGCCTTTCTTGATCTCGTTCTTCACTTGCGCTTCGCCCCAGAGTTTGACGGGGGTTTCCAGGCTCGCTACGCGAGCAGTTATGAGTGATGTGTTATGAGTTATGAGTTGGGAGACCTCATCCAGTTGAGAGTTGAGAGTTGAGAGTTGAGAGTTGAACTCATTCAGGATGCCGCCAATGGCTTTGATCTCTTGCATAACCTCATCATGTCTTTCAGCATAAGTGAGCTCGATCTGGGCTTTGATCACGGAGCTCAGTTGTTTCGCCTGGCGGGCGATGTATTCCGCCTGCAGATCAAAGAATTTGCGGATATCGTCAATCTGCTGCATATCGCGCAGGCGATCCCGCTTGGATTCCCGGAAAATGGCAAAGAATAGGATTGCCATCACGAGTATCTGGATGATAGTATGGGTCATTTTTCCTCCTGGTTATTCACACGGCAGGATGCCGTGTCTACATTCAAGCGGCTGGAAGCCGCTTCCACATTGATCTCTTCGATCTTGGGGCTGATGGTGATGTTATCCACGGTTTTGCGTTCGCAGGATAGCTTTGCCAGGTCGATATCAGAGAGGGTCTTCAGCATGTCCTTGTTGGGCTCTTCTTTCACCTTGATATAGTCCTGCATGCCCAGGGTTTTCAGTACTTTGAGGCAGATGGTCTTGCTGATAATCTTGACAGAAGTGCTCACCCTCATGCTGATGGTGCCGTGAGAGAGCTCTTTGGTGCGTTCTTTAATGAATTCGTCCTTATGCTCCTCACAATACTGATGGATGGAGTCTTCCAGGCTCTTGATCTCAGAAAGTAGCGGAGCTGCGTCGGCGTCGAACTTAGCGGTTATCTCGCTGATCAGCTCCGTCTTTTTGTTTTCGAGGTCCCGGATTCCAATGCTGAGTTCCCCCAGGCGTTTGAGGGTGGAATTAACTTCATCCCATCCGGTGAGGGATTTTTTGAGGGCTTGACTGATTTGTTTTTTTGTCATTTTGTATCTCCTTTTGTAGTTTTGGGATATGAGGTTATGGTGTGCTGCGCACGTTTATTGGATAAGCGGCTACAAGCCGCTTCCACAATAACTGCTTCCACACTATACCAGAGCCTTGCGCACCAGCGCATAAAGTTCCATGGTTTTCTGGTAGTTAAGTGCCCGGAGGCTATCGCCAAAGCCCCAGTTTTCCATGTTTTCATGCAGCCAGTCGATATCCTTCCCTTTGCGGCTTACGTGTGCCATCACGGCGCCATTGAGCTTCACTTTGCGCAGATGGCTGGCTTTGGCGGCATAGGGTTTCAGGGTCGCGATTGCCTGGCGCATCTGATGCTCATCGAGGACGTTGGCATGGGTTACGCCAAAGGTCTTGAGCAGATATGCGGCAAATCGGCTATGCTTCTGCCCCTTCACAGCGCTATCCCAGCCCGCACGCTTGACCAGGCTCCAGAGGTATTTCTGCTGTTTTTCAAATTCAGCCTTGGGCACTTTTCACCTCCGTAGGAGTTGAGAGTTGAGAGTTGAGAGTTGAGAGTTCAGTTGCTTGATCTTGAAGTTCCATCAGTTTGTGACAGGTAGTGATGTCCTTATCCTGGCGGGCAATGACCTGCTTGAGATTCTGGCAATCCAGCCTGACAGACTGTAGGGCTGATCTGGCTTCGCGAAGCTGGCGTGTGAGTTCCTTGCAAACGAGACGATTGTGGTGGTTGCGAATTGAGAAGGCTTGACGATCCGCGGAAGCACCAACATAAGTGCAGAGGAACAGTACTGTGATGAGGATTGCATAGGCAAGGATAATGAAAGTAAACATATGATCTCCTTTTTAGTTATGAGTTGATGAGTGCTGCACACAATTATTGGATAAGCGGCTACAAGCCACTTCCACATTCAAGCGGCTACAAGCCGCGTCCACATTCAAGCGGCTACAAGCCGCTTCCACATTCAAGCGGCTACAAGCCACTTCCACATTAGCCTTTTCCTCGCGATAGGTAGTCAGGGGGCGCCAGGTGCCCTGGCGATATATCTTGTAATTGCCATAGCGTTCCGAGAGCAAGATCCCGGCCTTTTCCATGGCACCCATATAGCGCCCTAAAGTAGTTTTACTGATCGAAAGCCGGGTTAAAAGCTCAGCCTGGGTAACGCCGTCCTGGAGTGATTTATTGAACCTTCTGCAATTCATATTGCGGTTTGCCTGCTTCACGTAGCAAGCATCGTAGATCATGCGCTGCTTGGCTATGTCAAACTTCCAATCGTGCCACACTTTACGATTATCAGGCTTGGGTGGATAGAGCAGGAATAGCTCGCCCAGGCGCAGGATAGCACCCAGCCTTTCAGCTTTGATAAGACAACGGATAGCCCGCCGGGGATCCATACCGGTTACTGCGCAAAACTCATCCAGGTGGAAGGTTCCGCTGCCTTTTACACGGGCAAATGAGTTGTAGAGTTGTAGGGTTTTAGAGTTGTAGAGTTGGTTGTTCATTTGATCACCTTCATGTAGTCGTTTAGATTAAGCGATTTTAGTCCGAGTTTGGCGGCGATTTCTTCATATAATCGAATAGCTTTGATCAGCTTGCGGGCATCCCCTCCAGCCTGGCTCTTTTCGTTGCTGAAGCGCGCCAAATCTTCAGCTATCTCGATATCCGAAAGCTCTTTGCACATCATTACGGCATCGCTGTTGTCCAGGGCTTTGAACTCCGCAAAATAGATAAAGCGGTTGTAATAATGGCTGTTCAGCTTCGCCACCTTGTCCCTTAAATTTTGCATGCCTACCAGCACCACCGCCGCCACGGTGTTATCCGCGATATCGCGCAGCATGCCCACGATGTCCTCGTGTGGGTAGTGCATGATGTTATCCACTTCATCAATCAGCAGTACCGGAAGATGCACCTTCGTGGTGTAGCGGTTCAGGGTGTCCAAGACCTCACGGAAGAGCCTTGCTTTGGGTCCGGTGATGGGCGTGCTGTTCTCCGGCTCATAAAGCGCGCGGATTGCCTTGAGTAACTCCACCACAAAACTCTTTGGAGTGGACGCCTTCAGCGCACTCATATACACAGCGTTGTGCTCGATGGCGTAGCGCATACTAAATTGGGTCTTCCCCAGCCCGGGACGGCCGTAGATCATCGCCATGCCCACCTGATGCGCCACCGGGCGCGAGAGCAGGTAGCTCATGCACTCCAAGCCACGCCTTACGTTCTTTGTAGTTACCAGTAAATGACTTTTCATGTATTCACCTCTCTATTCTTCATAATTCATTATCTTGCAAGCCTTAGCTCCCCACCCCGATGGCATCGAGAAATTCACGGGGGATTACTACATCGTTATCTTCTTTTGGTTCTGGCTCTTCCCGGGGGGAGTCACTGCCCGGGTCCGGAAGCTGAGGCAGCTCATGGCCAATGGTGGTCAGCTGGCCAGTTGCTTTCATATCCTGCACCTTCTTGATGGCGTCCTGCATGAACATCCCGCCTTCGTGGGTAAGTTCCTGCAGCAGCTCTGCGTCGCGCTTGATCCGCTTTTCCAGGTTTGCTTTCCGCTTCATTTCGGCGGTGTATTGCAGCTTGCCATCTGCGGATCCGCGCACGGTTATCAGGGGATCGTGCTCGATGCGTAGCAGAGCCCGGCAGATCGGCTGACGAGCTTCATCATAGACAAATACATAGCGATCATCCATCTGGTCGTATCGCACATATACTTTGCGCCCCACATAGTCAAACAGAGCTTCGTCATAATACCAAAGTCCGCGCACTTTCACGCCACTGCGATCCAGCTTCTTCACTTCCTGAGAAAGCATCAGATACCATAGTTCATCCGGGTTGCGGCGCCGGCTGGCATCGATATGTTTGATCCCCTCTTGCCATACTTCCCAGGGCTTTTTGCCTCCGATGCCGTCGTGCGGCTCCATGCCATAGACAGCGATCATCCACCACTCCAGCAGGATCTTGGCTTCGGTTACAGTGAGCGTGATCCCGGAGGTGCGCTTTTCATTGAGCGTCTGCAGATGCTTCTCGTTGCGCATCAGATGTGCGGGTTTATCCCCGATGCTCGCGCCGCGATAGCCCGGCATAAAGCGCTCAAATCCTTCGTCCATGGTGCCATAAAAGCGTTCCTGAAACGCCTTGCCGGTGGGGTTGTAAGGCAGGGAATTGAGGATCTCAAGCACTCCCGTGGCATAGATGTTTCCGCTGATCTCCGCAATCTCATCCCGCTCCAATTGCCGCATCTGCTCCCGCTCTTCACGGCTCATTTTCTCGCCCTGCAAGCTCCGGTAGGCTCTGCCATTGTCCCACTTGATATACAGCGGCACAAAGCCACACAAGGTGATTGCATTGCGATAGGCGCTGGCGATCACCCGGCGGTTTTCGCTAAAATCCAGGTCAAAGCCCACGATCATCCTGCTGGCGTAATCCATAAAGGTAACCAAGGTGGGACGGCAAGGCTTGCCCGTATAGGGGTTTATCACGTCAAAATTCAGCGTGCAGCCATCGGAATACCAGAGATCCCCGATAGATAACTGGGAATGATCCTGGAAGATATAGGGCAGGTGGTGATCCTTGAAGTATTTCGCGCCCCGGCGCATATATGCCCAACGCGCTGCATGACGCCTGGCAAATACACTGATGGCGCGCTCCATCGTCCGATCCGAGACAGTCTGTTGCCTTCCCTCCATGCGCAGCTTCAGATGCCACCATTTCAGCGCACTGGAGACCGATGGCTTGGCATCCGAATGCAAGATACCAATGAGCCAATTGAAGTCCTCTGTGGGCACCTGGTGCCCCACGTTGCCGCTCTTCCACTGCGGAATCAGCTCCCGCCAATCCTTAGTCTTGATCCAAGTGCAGTACCACCTGCGCAAAGTGCTGGCAGAGATGTCCCCCAAAGTGGCGTGGATCACGCTGTTGTGCGCTCCGGCATTATATAACTCCAGATAGATGCCGATGCCCTTTGCCAGGCTGAGCTTTTCTCTCGTAAGCAAACCCTGCAGATCTTCACAGAGCTGAGCGCGGCGCAGGGCTATGCGCTCCTGCTTCTCGCTAAGCCGGGTACTGCCTCGCGTGATCACAGAGCCGGAGGGAAGAGACAGGGTCTCAGTTGAGAGTTGTGAGTTGTAGAGTTGTAGGGTTTTAGGGTTGAGAGTGGAAGCGTCATCTTGACGCTTTATAAAACGGCAAGATGCCGTTTCCACACTGGGGGTTGCATCGGTTGCATCGGTTGCATTGGTTGCATTGGTTGCATTGGTTGCATTGGTTGCATTGGTTGCATTGGTTGCATTGGTTGCAGTGGGTGCAGTGGGTGCAGTGGGTGCAGTGGGTGCAGTGGGTGCAGTGGGTGCAGTGGGTTCGCATGGGTTGTCATGGTTGTCATGGTTGTCATGGTTGTCATGGTTGTCATGGTTGTCATGGTTGTCATGGTTGTCATGGTTGTCATGGTTGTCATGGTTGTCATGGTTGTCATGCACAGGGATCATGTAAGCTGTTTTTCCGGATACCGTAGGGTGAGGTGCGAGCACAGCCCTCAGCTTACCATTTTTAATTGCCTTTAGAACAGCCTGTCTGCTCTTCCCCACTATATCGGCATATTCCTGCACGGGGATCAGTTTGAGATCTTCATTCATGATTGCCTCTTATTGACAAAAAATTGGGATACCCCAAGCTTGGGTTTAGCACAAAAAACAAGAAGGAGTATCCCATGACTGTTCACCATTCTAAATATGTGAGTGTTGCAGAGGCTGCAGAACACATTGACTATTGGATTTGTAACTTAGCAGATATCTTTCCCGAGTTCGAGAGACAGATAAGGGATTTACCAATAGAACTTCGATTGCCCTATCTAAGGGAACCCGCAACGAGAGAGCCTGTAGAACAGGAAAAGGTGATGAAGGCTTGGTTCCATCTGTATGCCCGGCTTCACTATCTGCGCGAGGCCCTATCAATCGCAGAGGATCGTAAGATTCTCTTGTTAACAATGCCCGATGGCACTGCCTATCAGGAGCTTGATCAACTTGTTTTTGATGCTGATCTTTCAAATGGTCTGGTGATGGGCAATTTATAATCGTTTTCATATCGGATCAAACCCAAGAGTAAAAGAACGATTTCAGGCACTCAGCCAGCTTATGAACGTGCGCTTCACTGCGAGATTGAAACAGGGTAAGCGCTACAGCAAGATCAAAGCTCAATCTCTGGTTGTTGGTAGTATTCACCGGAGTTCTTTTCTGTCTGCTGTCTTGTTCCAATAGATCACTGTAGTTTTTTAACTGATCTCGCAGCTGGTAGCATGTTTTCATTATCTCCGCCTCAAGAGATGTCGGAGCCAAAACCGCTTTACTTTCATCTGGGGATATTTTGCTTGTATCTTCTGTTTGCATCTTATTCTCCTTTATCTTCCAGCGGGCAATCTTCCCGGAATCCGTCCATCATCATGGCATCGCGCACGCTGGGATGCGCGGATATCTCGATGCCGGAGACCGGGTTCTTGTGCTTCAATGTGATGGCTTTGCAGGCCCAGCCCGTGGAATATTTGTTGCCGTTCTTATAACGCTGGGATATACGGTTGGGGCAATCCCGGCAGCTTTGGACGACTAAGTTTAGGATTGGGTTTTTGTAGATCTTCATGGGACACTCCGTGTCAGTTGGGAGTTGGCGGTGCGACTGAGTCAACGTAAGCCGACTCAATACTAATGCGTTTCTCGTTTAGGAATTCCACTGCAAGGAGCTGGATAACAGCGCTAAACACGACATTGGCGTGATCGATGGGCAGGGGCAGAGCATGCACCTGCATTTGCCTCGTGCGGCCGCAATCGGAGCACTGAATAAAGAGAATGGGAGCATAGGGATTGTCTGTTGATGTGAGGAAACAGGCTTCCAGTGGGGCGTTGATCGCCTTGCTGCAATCGGGGCAATGGATGATCTCGAGCGTTCTCTTCATGCTCATGCGCACCCCTCCCTCATTAGATATTCCGTGATCCTGGTGCGCATCCTGGTGGCGGGTTGATGCCCCTGCAGCACCTCAATCAGGTAGGGATAGTAGATCCCGGTCTCGCGGGATAGCTGCGCCTTGCTGATCTTCCGCCGGGCAAGCTCTGCCCGGATCTCAGCAGCACTTAGTATCTTCTTACTTTGCATTTTTTACCTCTCTATGTTAGTGATTGATTGACAAAATATGAACGGCTCCAATGTTTGGAAATGCAATAATAAACAAAAGGAGCCGATCATGATTACACCTGTTCTAAGACAAATTGATTACATGATTCAGATGGTAGAGGGCGCACTCGAAAAGGTTTGCCGTTATCAAAAACAACTGGAGAAATACTCCGAGACAACGACTTCAAATCAGAGAAGAGACGATGTAGAAGCTGTGCTTGATGAATTGAACGAATACGCCTTAGAATTTGCACAAAGCGGGGAGCTTCCCCCCTGCAAGGACATCCGGGTATTGTTTGGGCTGTGGTGCAGGCTGGATAATTGGCACGATTCCTTGAGCGAACAAAAAGGGGATGATTATCTCGCCGTACTGGATGAGCATAATACTTACGAAAATCCATTGGGCTATCTACTTCAACCGAGATTGCAAGCGGAAGGCTACTTCCCTCTACAAGTGATACCAAAAGAGAAAGCTGCCGATTTCTTGAAAACCTTTGTAAGCGAACTGCAGAAAAATTCCTAAAAGCTTCTATCTGCCTTTCTGCCTTGCTTCCCTGCGCGGGCGAACCACCGCTCGCCCCTACTTTTTGAACTTTGTCCTTGACATTCATTTCATCACCTCATTTTGTAGTCTTAGGTTATAGGGACAAGGTATTAACGATTGTTAAACCTGTCAAGAGTAATCTTCAACGTTCGTTAAAGGTGGAGGCGGTTATGCCGGATATCTCTCTTAGGATCAAGCAGTTAAGAGATGTTAAAAAAATGTCTCAAGTCAAATTTGCGAAAGCTCTTGGAGTCTCTTCTGCGTCGATTTCATTCTATGAAAGTGGCAAACGCCTTCCCGATTATACCTTTCTAAACGCCTTATCAAAAGTGTTCTATGTCAACACCAACTGGCTTCTCACCGGTTCCGGTCCCATGTTTCAGGAGCTGCCGTCATTGCCCGTTTCTTCTGAGGATTTTCTGCGCTTGCCAGTGGTGGCGCGAATAGCCGCTGGTCCGCCTTTGGAGGCGATAGAGAAGGAGCCGGAGGAGTGGATCGAGGTCTCCCGCCAGGTGCTCAGCCTGCCACCGCCTTACTATGTGTTCAGGGTAGAGGGGGATAGCATGGAGCCGGTTATCCAGGAAGGGGATTATGTGGTGCTTAGCCAGGATTGGCGCGGATTGAAGCTCCATGGGCGCATCTGCGCATTCCGCACCTGGGAGGGGATCACGATCAAGAAATTCCTTTACCAGGCAAAGCTAAAAGCCGCCTGGTTGATGCCCATCAATCACAGCAAATATGATCCCGTAGTATATACTAGGGATACAGAAGAACTCCAGATGATCGGCGTGCTATGTGTGCTGATCCGGAAGTATTAGAAGGAGATATTATGACGTTTATAGCCTCTGTAAAGGCAAGAAATGGAGTTGCAATAATCGCTGATTCCTTAGTGACCACATCAATTCCCGTTCTTACTCTTTCCAAATTCAGGATGTACTTACGCAAATCGAAGATCGAAAGCATTGAAGCCTCTGCCATAGAGGAGCTTTTTGAAAGCCAAGCTCATCATACCAATGACTACGAAGAGAAACTGGTTCAGTTTGATGATTATACCGCTGTTACAACGGCAGGCTCAGCAAGAATAGGGGATCAGCGAATTTCTGAAGTTATCTCTTCTTTCACTCGGAGTATGGCGTCGAAAGATGATTTTGGGTCTTGGACTCTTAACAGAAGAGTGGATGAGTTTTGCAAGCATTTAAAACGCACCATCCGATCGAATAACCACTCGACTCCCCTTAGTACGAGCTTTGTCTTTACAAACTTCAATCCTAAAACTGAGCGTACAACAATTCTCGAAATTGACACTTTTGCTACAAGGCATGGAGAAAAACACAAGATTCAATGTGAAAGAAAAGTCTATCCCCATGAGATGAAACTTGTTATGAACGGACAGAATGGAATCTCATCAACCCTATTATATGGATGTGCTATGAAAGCTCAGTATCTTCAGAACATCTTCATTGACAAGTTTATAGAAGAAGCTCACGTGAGAATATCTGACAAAAGAAAGCGCGATGTCATGAAGTCATTAAACGACAGAATATTTAGAAACCATCCAGAACTACTTGACGAATTACAGGCTGCCAAATTAAGAGAACTAAGTATTCAAGAAGCTGTCAATCTTGCATATCTACTCCTGAAGGTAGAAATGGATTTTCAGAAATACACACAAGATATCCCCACAATAGGTGGAGTTATCAAGATTGCCACAATAGACGCTTCCGGTTATAATGCTATTAACGGAAACCAAACAATTAGTCCAGTATAAAAAAGGAGGAACGATGAAAGATCGCTCTGAGAAATCGACGATCAAGGCTTCTGAAAGAGAGGTCATCGCAACTTTCATCATCAAGTCCGAACAAAAAAGAGAGAAGGCTTTCAGAGATTTCGTTCGCGCAGAAATCGGCTCTGCCTCTGCAGGGAAAAGAATAATATTAAACAGCAAATAGTACCTTTCTGGAACTACCCCCCCCCGGCTAATCCCCGGGGGCTTTTTTTGCCCTCAACTCTCAACTCTCAACTCTCAACTCATAACTCCCCCAATCACTTACAAACAATCGTGCAGATATGCACAGAAATTTTGACAGCTTTTAGCCCTCTGGCACCATGGCCTTAGCTTGTGCGCGCCCCCAAAAAGCCGCCCAAGCCAAAGGAGTAAAAATGGCAAAACTGAACAAAGTCAGTGTGGCCTACATCAGCCTGGTCAAAAGCCCCGCCAACAAGCTGGATATCGTCTACAAAAGCTCCGACGCCAAGTTTACGGACGAGAAACAGATCAAGATCACCAAAAGCGAGCCCGAGGGCATCGTCTATGGCACCGTTTACGAACCAAACGTAAAGGATAGCGATGGTGATTGGGCGGATAAAGAGACCATCCGGCAGGCCGCGCACGATTTTCTGATGAAAGGCGCAAACGCCAAGATCGATGAAAATCACAACGAACAGCCCACCGGCGCCACCGTGGTGGAATCTTCCATCAATTCAAAAGGTGCCTGGGAAGTGGCGATCAAGATGGATCCTAAAAGCGATACCTTCCAGAGGGTGCAAAAGGGCGAGCTCAAAGGCCTCTCCATGGGCGCTTACTGCCAAAAAAGCGAAGAAGAGCCTCCCAATGGCGAAGGTGATGCCCAAGTGCTGAACCTGGTAAAAGATCTGACCGATAAGATCGAGAAGATGGCAGGCGACCTGGCTGCCATTGGCAGCAAAGTGGACAAAGTGCCCAAATCCCGTCAACTCACGTTTGATGGCAACAATGTGAGAATCGATAAGGCTGGAGAAAGCTCCAGCTTCCAGGAATTCGATTTCAATGCCTTGGACTAAGGAGGAATGATGCCAAGAGAAGGAAGAAACCTGGGTCTGTTATCTGCCAAAACCGCAGATAAATTCCTGGATATGATTATTGCAAATGCCCCCATTCTGGGGCTCTGCACCTGTCCCAAAGTCGATCTGCCCATCGGCACCTATCCCGTGGTATCGATGGCGCAATACAAAACCCGCGGCTTTAGCAATGCCCACAATGCCTCCGGTGGCCGCCAGACTGTGGCAACCTTGCAAAATCTGAACGCCGCAGACGTTAGCTACAACGTCAAGGAACTCGTGTTGCCCATCGTGATCCCGGATAGCTATGCCGAGGATATGGGCACCACTCCGGAGAAGATCGCCGACATGTTTGCCAAGATCTTTGCGAAAGACCTCAGCGCTTTGATCCTGAATGGAGATGTGGAGCTGGAGGAAGAGGACGAAGGCAACCCCACCGATCGCGAAGTGATGCTGAAGATCCTGGATGGAATGCTGAAGCAAATGGCAGCAGCCGGACACACTGTAACTTACGGCGACGATGAAACAACGGTGGCCAAGAAGATCATCAAGCTCATCAATGGCTGTCCCGATGATTACCTGGTGAATCCCGCCAGCAAGATCTTTATCTCGCCCACAGACATGAATCTATTGTGGGAAGAAGTTACCACCACCAAGCCGCTGATCAAGGAGCGCGACGGCAAGCTGTATTTCCGCGGCAAGTATGAGCTGATGGAAGTCGCCGGCCTGCCGCAAAACTGCATCCTCTTTGGCGATATGACCGGACTGCTGGTGCCACTATCCCGGGAAGTGTATCTGGAAACCCAGCGGTATCCCGAAGCCCGCGGCACCAAAGCCGTGCTGTCCTGCCGCATCGACTGTGCGGTACACCCCTACATCAATATGCGCATGCTGGTGGCAGAGCCCGAGGAACCGGAAGCACCTGCCGGCGGTGGACAATAATCCAATGGAGCTTTTCTGTGCCTACGATCATCTACTGAACGAAGTGAGAGCCCTCTTCTCTATCACCTCGGAAGAGGGCGAATCACTTTGCCAGGTGGGGATCATGGACAACCTGGTGGAAAAGCCGGCCATGTATCCCTGCATCGTAGTGGAGATGGATGGCTCCCGCCTGGCCGCATATGGAGGCGGCAGCCAGTATACCGGTGAGCATGAATTTTCCCTGTGGGTGCTCTGCCAATGGCAAGGGAGTTTTCGCACCGCCCGCATCGAGATGGCCGGGATCGTGGACAAGCTCCTCAGCATCAGCCGGTTTTATACTGGCGATGCCGTGGAATATGGAGTCGATACAGTACATGGAACCCGCTGCATAGTGGCGAGGATCCCTGGAAAGGTGGCCTGATATGGGATATAGTGAAAAAATCAAAACCTTACAATCCCTGGCTAATGATATATCTGATGATCGCATCGAAATGCTGGCTACCCTTAGCGAAGCCCAGGTACTCAAATACTTGGGAACTGAAGGATTTGCCAGATATCAGGATGATCCACGTTTGGAATATGCTATCTGTGCCCTCAGTATAGCCAGGCTAATCCCCACCAGCCGGGGAATCCATGAAGACAGCAGCGTCCATAGCAGCACCGGCTGGGGCGAGGGGAACATTGCCCACAGCGAAGTGAGCGAACTAATCCGGCTTTCCAAATACTGGGAAGCCCAAGCAAATCAAACCCTTAGCCAATTGCGGGCGGAAATCCCCGCAGATTTAGGCTGGATAGACATATAAAGATCGTTGCACATGAAAGTGGACAAAAAGTATATGTAAATAGTTCTTGACAAGATATATAGCATCTGTACATTGACTTCATCATTAACACGGAGTTAATCATGGAAAAACAGATTATAAC